TCTTTGGTCAGAGTGAGCATCAAAAAGTTAAAAATCATACTGCTAGCACGATAAATAAGGAAAAGTGGTCCAAAAGTGGTCACTTTTAATATATGGTAGCTTCGGCGTCCTGCGGCAATATATTTCACCCACAGAGGTTCTGAGGCTTTGGTCAGACCAAGCATAAAAATTTAAGTTCCGGGCCCTTTTTTGGACCATTAACCAAAAGTTCTGTAGTCAAACTATAAAGTTTTTGTAGCAACTCTCTATCCAAATAAGGTATTGATAGGAGTTCTAGAGCTTTGGTCAGTGTGAGCATCAATTTTTAAAAAATCAAACTGCTAGCACACTAAATAACGAAAAAAATCACTTTTTGGCTCAAATTGAATATATGATATTTGCACGGGCGTTCTATCCATATATTTAGTCTAGAGAGGTTTTGAGGCTTTGGTCAGAGTGAGCATCAAAATGGAGTTACCAACCCTTTTTTTTCACAGGTTATTACAGGTTGGTTTAAAATAGGCCAAACATTTAAAATCCCTATTTCTCCAAAAAATTCTCAAAAATGCTTATTTTCGCTAATAGTTGTCTAGAACTTCTGGCAATTAACGACCGACATGATTCAGATACCTTCTATCTGATTATACTATCTAGAACAGCTGAAAGTCTTTGGTCAGAGTGAGCATCAAAAAGTTAAAAATCATACTACTAGCACGATAAATAAGGAAAAGTGACTCAAAAGTGGTCACTTTTAATATATGGTAGCTACAAAGATTTTTCTTCCTGAAATTATGTCTACAGAGGTTCTGAGGCTTTGGTCAGAGTGAGCATAAAAAAAGAACGGTAAAATTTAAGTGTCAAAATTCGGGTTCACCAAAATACTTATAATACTCGTATATAGATTGTTTCACAGATGCCTACGTGGAAAACTTCTCAATCTAGCTGCTCTAGAAAGCCACAAGTAAATAAACACTATTTCGAGCACCAAAAACACTAAAAAAGCATATTAATAGATTCAGTAGTCTTCAAAACATCTGTCGTTATTTGAACCAGTTGATTAAAGTTGAAACAAACTTCTAAAGATACTTAGAACAGCTGAAAGTCTTTGGTCAGAGTGAGCATCAAAAAGTTAAAAATCATACTGCTAGCACGATAAATAAGGAAAAGTGGTCCAAAAGTGGTCACTTTTAATATATGGTAGAAACTTCTACTATATATCTATATATACTATCTACAAGAACTCTGAAGCTTTGGTCAGAGTGAGCATAAAAATTTACGTGTTACTTCTTTTTAGGTTTTGGAGGTAATACTGCGGTAAAACATATGAATCCTAATGACAGTAAACTTATAATACAAAAGATGATAATAAACATAGTGGCTGACGAGTTTACAGCTTGATTAGACATCATGAAATTTTCTTTAATACCTACATTTCCAGCCAAAAAAGGTGTTGTAGTTAATTTTATTAGTTCTCCTAAAGATATGAGAGGAGAAAAGTCAAAACCAGTGTACCTATATTGAGCTCGTCGAGTAAATCCGGTTCGTGGATCTAACCCACCCCCATTAATACCATCGCCGAAATCTAAAACTAATCGTTGTTGTCTAATAAAAGAAGGTATACTTTCTATTAATGCTTGTTCTGTTTTTGGGAAAATCATTGTAGTTGGGTAAAAAAGATCAGGGAGACCGCAAATTACGTTTTCTTCTATTTTACAGTCGTTAGTACCTCTTATCATTCTGAAATAACCATTGATACCCCATTTAGTCCCCCAACTATTAGCAATCCACCAAAATTTGACACCTGATTCTTCGCCCCATCCAACGATTCTAATCGCATGACCCCCGACACGAACATCATTATCGTTGTTTTTATATATTTGAGTTTTAGGATTGAAAGTGTAAAAACTGGAATAAACTTCCATACCCGTTGTAACAGGTCCATTAGTATATATCTCCGACATAATGTTCTTCTCGTTACCATGAGGGGCTATCCCAGGAACTGAGTAATAACAAAGAGCGCGATAAAATCTCGCAGGTGTTCCATCTTCTGCTCCAGTTTCGCGTTCTTGCGAATAATTACCACACATGTCTCCCTCGTCACCTGTAATAGCAGTGCATAGAGGTAATTGCGAGTCTTCTTTGTAATTTACAATGTCAAAACCATCTTTCTTTTGATTATAAGATAAACATTCGTCGGTATTAGTACCGATAGTATATAAATATCTCCACGCATCTATTAATGTGTTTCCATGACATCCTACTTTTCCTATACTTTGAGATAACACTTTACCAACTTTAGCCGCATAGTCTATGAATTCAGGATAATCTATTTTCATTTCTTTACCTTCCAAATCGCATAATAATGGTCTCAATGGGGTTAAAATCGGCTTTAGTTTGTTATTTGTTCTCAGACAAAATCTATCAGCCAAAGCGGAAGTACTGGCCCACGCCCAACAACTTCCACATTTCCCTTGATTTCTAATGGGAGATAAATAATCTTTCCATATCAATCTTCCATCGAATTCGCGGGGCAAATTTTTAACAATTTGCTGTCGGACAGTATGCATTTTAAGAGCTCTATCGGTAGTAGGATTGTCATTTCTCAAACTGGTTTGGAGTGGACGATTTTGAATCTTTGTCAATAATGCGCTTGAGAGCTTGTTCATTTTTTAAATGTAAAATGATTTTTAAATTTATGTTAATATTAAAATGAAGATGAATAAGGAAATAATTAGTTTCAAAAACAGTATAATCGTAGATCTGAAGACACAGGAAGCAGTTAAAACCCGAGCAAGTACCACTATTCGGAAGTTTAAAACAACTCAGGGTGTCACAGTAGCTAATAGAGTAGCTATGGAGAGAGCTGAAAAACAACTCAATGATGCCGAAGAAAAGATAAATAATTATAACGAATCTTTGAGAAGAATCGCTTGTGGTGATTTATCAGAATTACACGAAGTTCTACAAAAGAGTGAAGAATTGACGCGGGAATTCCACGATCATGAGAGTGATTTGGCTCACAAAAAAGCCAGAGCTACGGTGGCGGGTAAAAAACGCAAAGATGCAACTTACAAAAAACTAAGGAAGGAAAGGAGATCTCATAATTGGGACAAGAAGAAACACGGAATTTTTTACAGAAAGTATCTCAGAGCCGTGGATACTCTTCCTGATTACATGAAAGACAACTTGAAAACCATGCCTAATAACAAAGGTTATCGATGGAGAGGTGTTGGGTTCTACGGGCTTCAAAAACCGATAAAGGACGAACCACTCATCCTTTTTGAAAAACGCAGGGGCGTCTTGAAAATATGTAAATATTATAAAGACAGAGATGAAATTTACGAAAAGAAAGACGGGATGACAAATCTTGTAGAAAAGAAATACAAGAAAAAGGTATTTGACATTTCGATGCCACCGGGTGGTAGTCCCATTGAGTATGAAACCGCACCTCAAAGACACAACAACCGTGGAAGACGTAATAATGATAGAAGAAATGGAAGACGTAATAATGATAGAAGAAATAGTAACAATCGCAGGAATAGAACTAAATCGAAATCTAGAAATCTTACATCATGGGGTTAATTTTTTGTTGATACTTAACAAGTATAAACAATTTAATCAGAATTATCGAGTACAGATTTCAGAAATCTATACATATCTTGATATGTGAGACTCTCGGCTATCAATAAATCCTTTTCTACGCAATATTCTTCTAATTCTTCCCCAAAATCCAAGATAGCATTTCCTAGCCTTTCTTCCTGTGTTTTTTCATAATATTCTTGTGGTTGTGCTTCAGTATCTGAATCTATATCGCTGGTAGACATTTTATATAATGATCGTATTGCTTTTGATCATTTTCAGAAAGTTCAAAGCCTCGTAAAGAATATTTAGATGATTTTTGAAAGATTATGTAATTAAATTTTCTTTGTAAAGATGCTTTTCTACGATTCAAAGCAAAATCTTGAGTATCTAAATGCGATGCTAAGATATCGTAAAGTTTTGTTAAATGATAAAAATATTGGTATTCCCAATCTTCGAAACTTACGAATTTTTTATACGGTGTGCGTAAAATATTAGCCCTCAAAAAGATATTGAATTTCTTTCTGGGTTTAGCAATCGTTGATTTTTTAATTACGATTTCTTCAGGTTTTATTTCTTCTTTTTCTTCGGGTTTTTCATTTGCTATTGAGGCCCAACTAGACATTTATATTTAGATAATAATTCTTAAACTCTTTATTTATCCTCTTCTTCACCATCTTCTTCATCTTCTTCACCATCTTCACCATCTTCACCATCTCTATTTTTTTCCAGAGCTGCTATTTCATTGTCTATTTCATCGTCAATCTTGTCTCCTGATTTAGTATCTTCAGAGTTTTCTTGTATTTCTTCAACGACAGCATCACCATCGCTTTTAACCCCGTCTTCTCCTTTGAGGTCGTTTAACTCTTCAGCTATTTCTGAATCATCAATATGTTCTTCTCGGATCTCAACCTGACTTTCGGGTTCATCATCACCCCCAATAACCAGAGCTGACATCATGGGGGCCATCATTGACATCATAGATTCAATAGGATTAGGTGGTGGGGGTGGGGCTTGCTGTACCTCTCGTTGTTGTACTGGTCGAGCTTGTACCTGCACGGGCATTTGAACACCTCCTGGTCTGACATTCCTTGCGATATGTGCGACTCTTTGTCTTACAGTCTGATTTTGCCCTTTTAGAATTTCCTGTACTACAGCTTCTAAAACATCAGTGCGCGATTTTTGCATCCTGAGCTCATTTTCTAACTCACTGATTTTAGAACTTTGTTGATTAGTTCTTAGAACAACGAAGGTTGTAAGACCCACGATTAAAATAGCTTCAATTACTATGTGTATAATTTGCGCTTTAGTAAATGACATGTTTTAAGAAACATGTCATTTTTTAAACCTTGTAACTCAGAAAACAGAAACAAAATTCCATCCTAACTCCTGAAATAATCTTTTACAAATATCATCGTGATAAGATTTCCTCTCCACCGTTTTCAGAATGTTAAATTCTGAAATATCACATGGGTGCTTATATTTAGTTAGGAGTTGGTATAATACGTATTGATTATTAATGAAATTCTTACGATTAATTTTCTTATCACCTTTAAAGATTTTTTCATAGGTTTCGACAAGTTTATCAAAATCGCTAATGATACGACTTTCCAGATGAGAAATATCTGGTGGTTTGAGTCCAGTCAATGTGTAATGAATTAAAACAGCATCTTCATAGTGTTTACTATTTCCTGTTTCTTTTAAGAAAAGCAATACATGTGTCTTAGTGATTTTAGAAAACTTCAAATTTTTCTTATTAGACTTCACTAATAATCCATGTAATGCAAATTGACGCTCTAAATCTTTGTAGACTTTTTCCGGGATAGTACTATTTTGCTTACCTTGATATTGATTGATACAATCTCTAAAATGTATACGTTTGTCATATGTATATTTAGTTCCCACGTTAACTCTTTCCACATCCTTATAAGAGGAAGAAGTTGCGGCTATTTGAGTTTCAAAACCACACGACGTACACACCTTATAACCATCTAACTCGAGAAAATCGTTCTTTTTACAATTGTCACATAATTCTTGATTATTTTCCAATTTGATAACTGGAATTTCTAAAAAGTTATATTTTTTAGACACGTCTAAAAAGTTTTTAACAATAGTAGATTTGTTATCCACGTCTTCTTCCACTACAACACCCATAAATGAGACTTTTTTAGGTTTTCTTAATATTTTTTCGAATTCTTCTATTAGTTCTGCCGTTTCCATTAGGTAAAAATTTTTGCTTCTATTTGATTGTATGTCTTCTATTTTAGTTCTTAATTCTTGTGTGGCATTCTGTAACATCGTCAGTGTACTATGAAGATGATGAGGTTGGGCAAGCAATTGGTCCAACGTATTTATTTGTTCTCTATACGAATCGATATTTGCTTCTTCTTGCTCAAACATAGATAACATTTTTTCATGTAATTCCAAAATGTCTACCTCATTCTTCGCCATTTTTGTATTATGCTCTCTTATTTAAATCACGGTTTTAATTTTGGTGGTATTTTTACCAATTTCTCTAGATCTGTATTTAGTAATTTTTTTAAAAATTTTTTCTTGTGCCTAATAAAACACAATGGCATCAATATGTACTTCTAATCTTACCTCAGGTTTCATCGATCTTGCTACGTACGACGAGCAGGAGAAATATATGTATGGTGGTCGCCACGCGACCGCTTACTTTGTTCGCGAGACACGCAAGTCAACCTGGTTTACCCAGGTTCCTGTTGTCTTGAGCAAATGCAGTGGCTCTCCTGCTTTTGGTCAAGAGTGGTCAGTTCAGATCTCCCGCGCTGGTGATTACTTGCTTCAGACTTGGCTTCGCGTCGAGCTTCCTGAAGTCTGTGTCACTTCCGGTATTATCAAGGCTAATGACCAGATCGCTTGCGTTGGTATTCGCTGGACTCGTAATTTGGGTCACGCCCTTATCCGCGAGTGCTGCTTGACTTTCAACGACCTTGTGGCTGCTCGTTTCGATAACTACCACTTGGACTTCTGGTCTGCTTTCACCACCCCTGCTTCCAAGCAGAATGGTTACGATAACATGATCGGTAACATCGGTCAGCTTGCTGGTCTTGGTGATGTTCACGTCCTTCCTGCGGCTGTGTTGAATGTTCCTCTTCCTTTCTTCTACACTCGTGACAGTGGTGTTGCTTTGCCAACGGCTGCATTGCCATACAACGACATGCGTATTCAGTTCCAGTTCCGTAATCTTGGTGAATTGTTGATCGCTGACTACTGCCAGTTGCCTGCATCGGGTGGATCACTGACAGTTATTGGTGGTGATGCTTACGGTCGCCAAAAGAGTATTTGCCTCGATCAGACCACTATCACCGCATTGCCTAATCCGTTCGGGATCCAAGAGAATTACTTGGCACCTCGCCCAGCTGGTCAGGGATCCAGTAATTTTGGCGGTAACGCTCAGCTCCAAGTTGGCGTCCAGGCCGGGTCCAAACAGGCCAATTTCTCGAACTGGAAGTTCTGCGCTGGCACCCCCACACTTGGCTCTGTCTGTGTATGGGCCAACTACGCTATCGTTTCCAACGACGAGCGTAAGCGCATGGCATGTGCTCCTCGTGATATTCTTATCGAGCAGGTACAGACCGCACCTCCATGTGGTTTCAACCCAAAGAATGTCAACACCCCAGAGCAGTACGACATCCGCTTCTCGCACGCCATCAAGGTTCTTTTCTTCGCTGTGCGTAACAAGACCTTGAACTGTGAGCATGCTAACTACACCACTTCGCCTTCGTTCCCGATCCTTAACTGCATCAACGGAGCTAAGAGTGGTACCCTCGTGACCACCGCTCGTTCTTACGATCCGGTCGCAGCTGCATCCTTGCTCTACGAGAACACCTACCGTCTTGCTAATATGGGTTCGGACTTCTACTCCCTTGTTGAGCCTTACTACAAGGCCCCAACTATCCCAGACAAGACCGGTTACCACATGTACTCGTACTCCTTGGACTTCTTCAACTTGGACCCAATGGGATCTACCAACTACGGTAAGTTGACCAACGTCTCCTTGTACGTCAACCCATCCCAGGCCGCCGTCGAGTACCACTTGGACCCTAACTGCAATGACCAGACTGGTGCTGTCACTGCCAACGCGGGTTTCGTGTACACCTCGTCTTGTTCCACACCGCCACCAACTGGTGATAATGCCGCTTTGCAGAATAACGTCCGTTACTGCGAGCAGCAGAACTACGAGTTCGTTGTCACGGCTGTGAACAACAACATCGTCCGTATCTCGGGTGGTGCACTTGGTTTCCCAGTACTTTAAGCAACTTATTTTACAACTTTTATCATATTTCAACAATGAAATATGATTCTAATTCACTAAACATAATGCTTCTAAATAATCAGATAAACATCTCCTATTTTTCTTATCCAATTTAGCGTAAAAGGTGATTATATTCTGGTCTATCTGAAATTTACCATAGAGATGTGCTCCTACATCTCCAAATATTTCAACGCATTTATCTTTATCCAAGTTCGTTTGTAACAACAACAAATTATCTAAAGTTTTAATCATAATTTATCTCTCCTCGTGATTTTTTAACTACTTATAATAATGATACTTGAAATTAAATGAGCGAAGAATATGATCATGATCACGAAGAAGAACTGGCGAGTTCTTCCGAGTCCGTTATACCATCACCATCTCTGGCTACACGCTCGTCAAGTACCACGACCACGAGAAGACCACCAATTACGATTCGATTACCAACTATATCGCCGCGAAGACGGAGAGATAGGGATCCTAAATATTGTGTTATGTGTCGAGAAGACCACCCAATGATGAGCGAAAAACATAGATTATGTTACGATTGTTTAGTTCAGACACTAAGCACAGCTAAGCTTTTCAACCAAGGGTTTGATATCACTACTAAAAGACGAGATAAGCAGATGTGTATTATATGTCTGAATACAGTGAAACATATAGGTAATAGATATATGTTGTGTATTGATTGTTTGATTAAACGATTGGGGGATGTAGGTGTGTTGAAATATAACGAGTCCCAAGCTTTACATCCAGTTTTTATTGCTCTTGATTCTGAATATGAAACAATGGGATACCGTGTAGATTGGCAGAGAAAAAAATATTTCCCCTGTGATATTTGTGAAAGAGATTTGATAGCCGACAAACGTACAGAACGATTATGTATGGATTGTTTGGTTGATAACTTACTCGACACGCCTTATTTTAGAAAGCAAGCCCGGAGAGTTTATTTTTAACATAATTTAAAGTTCTCTTTATTGCGAATAAATGGATGAAGCTGCTAGTATTGTCATAGAACCATTCAATGATCATTATGTATTAGTTTACGCGGACCCAAAGCTCTTTGGTGGAGAAATAGAAGCAAGAGGGGGTCAGTGGAATAAAGCTCATAAAGGATGGTTGTTACCAAAAGACCAGAGAAGTCACATAGTAACTCTGGGTAATATAGAGAAAAACAATAATATATTTGAACAAACCATGAGTAGTTTTGCCAAAAAATCTACTCAGAAAAAATTCCATAGAGCAATTAGTGACGATGAAACTTCATCACCAGAATCACCAGTGGAATCCCGTCGTAGAAAGAAATTCAATAGGAGTAGAAATCGAAAAAAGAAAACCCATTCTACACCAAAAGAGAAAAAAACACCACCAATTTATGTACCAGTATCAACACTTCTTAATGACTCCTCGTCGGATAGTGATCACGAAAGTTCCGATGATAGTGACTTCCCGGAAGTTAGCTCTCCCAGAGATCACGAGAAGGAATACAAAGAGTTTCTCAGGAAACAGAGAAAGCTAAAAAATAAAAATTGAATTTTACTTAAGGACAAGTAAGTAAAATAAAAATGTCCACCACAAATTCTTCTAGTCAATCATCAGATTGTAATACCCCCGACTGGGGGTCTATAACACTTTCTAAGGAAGTGATTTCAGAACAAGGAAACAAGATTCGCCTTGTTGATTCTGATCCCGATAATAAATTGGATCTTTTCTGTTATGTACGCTGTGTAGACAACTCGGATCCCAAGGTCAAGTCTTGTAGAGGAGTCGTTACCTTGAACGATAAGGTGTTGTATCAGACTTACGGATATACACATGAATATACCACTGAAAGTCTTGAAACTATCAAGCAAACGATGGATTTCGATAGTAATTTCGTCGTTCAAGATGCACACGAGGGATCTCTTCTGCGTGTTTTTTGTGTAAATGAAACTTGGTACGTTACCACCCATCGCAAGCTGGACGCTTTCAGGAGCAAGTGGGCTAGTAGGCAATCTTTTGGGGCTCAATTTGTTGAAAGTTTGGTTGCGACTTATGATAACGACACGGATTTCAAGGAAAAGATCGATAGTGTTAGTG